TGAATATGACGGGAAACAACATTTTGAGCCTATAGAATTTTATGGTGGAGAAAAACATTTTGAAGAAACAAAAATTAGAGACTCTATAAAAAATCAATATTGTTTTGAAAATAATATAAAATTGTTAAGACTGAAATATGATTTGAGTAACGAAGAAATAAAAGAAAAGATAGTAAATATCATTTATCCGTAACGACTACAGTGAGGTGTATGGTAACATATACCTCGAAGTTATCCTTCCTATGTTTAATGTAGGATGTAATATATAGTCTGTTCTCACACAATAATCCAATTTAAAGAAATGTGAGAATACGCCAGAAATGACGTATCGCCATAGATAATATGGTCAGTAACCAGTAATGGTGAAAGTAACAGTTTTTAAGAATAATTATGCAATATCAACAGATGAATTAGCCACCGCCCTTCAAAAATCATCAGCTACTCTCTCACTTATGGGAAATACGATTGATGAGGCTGCAAGTTTAGTCACTACAGCTAATGCAACGATTCAGGACGCAGATAGTGTTTCAGCAGGTTTACGCACGATTTCTCTTAGATTGGTTGGTACAGAAGAAGCTGAAGAAGAGCTTTCTGCAATGAATGAGGAAGTAGATGCTTTCGTAAAAGCAACAAATTCAAAAAAACAACAGATAATCAAAGATTATACTGCCGTAGCTTCTAACAATTACCAAGGTTTTGATATTCTTGATAACAATGGGAATTATAAAAATACATATGAAATCCTCCTTGGTATAGCCAAGGTTTACAAAGAGATTCAGGAACAAGATAAAAAACTTGGAACAAATCATGCCACAGCTTTAATTGAAGAACTAGCAGGAAAAAATCGCTCGAATATTGCTTCAGCGATACTGCAAGATCCGACACAGCTTGAAGCTGTTAAGAAATCTTCAGAAGAAGCATTGGGATCAGCAGAAAAAGAATTAAACTCTTATCTTGATAGTATTGATGGTAAAATGGCACAGCTAGAGAATCGTGCCCAGGAGTTCTGGTTTAAGGTGATTGACTCCGAAACTATTAAGAATGGTATTGATTTATTATCCACTCTGCTTAAATGTACTACTGATTTTGTAGATACAGTTGGATTATTACCAACTATTCTCACAGGAATTGGAGCAGCACTATCATTTAAAAATGTCGGTAGGGATAAAATGTATTCCCTCAGTTTTTGAATATGCCGACAACATACATAATTTACTCTGAATACAGAGGTTTAAAGTATGTTATCCGTGAGATACACGGTGATAAATAAATAATTGGAACAATAATCGGGAACTGCGTACAACGGTCTGGTAATGCAGACGTATCACCACTCTCCTATTATGGCGACATAATTAGGTTCGTAAAAGCGTGACGCTCAAGGAATCCGATGGGATAGATCTTTCTGAGATAAGCCCTCACTGCAGCGACAACTTCCACATCAAGTTATATGCAACGATGCTTGGTGAATATGCGCTCGATACTACCTGACACAACAGGGCAATCTGTGATGGATTGTAAAATGCAGAAACTTATCTTCTGTTGTTTGAACACATCGTTCCTATGTGTATTGATAAGATGGAACAAAACCAAGAAATCTCGATTTCATATTGAGCAAAACAGAGAATAATAAAATAGAGGACAGTCGTGATGACTTGCCCTCAATTAAGGAATAAAAGGAAATAAATTATGGCTTATACAAAAGAATAAAATTATTTAGATTGGTGTTTGTCTTTGGCAATCATATGAGTTATGTGCTTTACTTTCTCATTGCTAAGTTCAGGATGTCTGCAAATTAATATTGTGACTACTAATTTGAGAATCAAATATCCAAAATAACACATTCCTACACTACCTAAGACTTTGAATAATTGTGTTAGAACTTCTAACAATTCTACCCTCCCTTCTGTAGAAATTTCATAACATTAGGGAAATCGTATTGCCCAGAACGGGCTGAATTTATTTCCAAAATAGTGTTTGATTCTACGCAAACACTCCCACATGGTAAAATACCAAGCACTTGCCGTGACAACGGACTGCAATGTGGTAATACAGTCGCAGTTTGCTTGGTATTATATTACCATATACTTCCAATTTCATAAATCCAGAACATTAGTTTTGTCGATTTATGGAATACGAAAAATATTCAATTTTCGAACAAACTATTTACAAAGTTTATCATTTATGTTACTTTCAAAATATCAAAAATTTTGATTTTTTGAAGGAGGTAACAAGATGAAAGTTTCAAGAGAAAATTGTCCAGTAAAACCATTGGTAGGCAAAATGAAACGAGAAAAAATTGTATTAAAACACAAATTACAGAGAAGAGAATCTGTTTGGTCTAATCCTAACAAATCATTGCTTATTGACTCTCTTTTAAGAGGATATATTGTACCACCAGTTTACACTATTTCTGAAGATGGCATTCAATATGTAATTGATGGTGTACAGCGATTAAGCACGTTAAAGGGATTCTATAATGATGAGTTTGCTATATCTAAAAAAGCAGAACCAGTTATAATTGAAGGAACTGAATATAATATTGCAGGATTGAAATTTAGCAAACTTGACCAAGTTGTAAAGGACGAGTTAGATAGTTCTGCTATCACAGTATATGAAATCACTGAATATACAGATAAAGATGTCAGAGAAATGTTCCGAAGGCTCAATTCAGGAAAACCGTTAAATACATCACAGAAGCTTACACCTGACATGTCAGATGAACTCAGTAATGTAATTTTTGATATTGTCTCTCTTCCATTCTTTGAAAAGAGATTAACACCTGCTCAATTAAAGAGTTCTGTTGATCAGAGCATTGCTCTTGAATTATTAATGTTATGCTCTACTAATAAGGATAATGACTTTGCTTCATTTAGAGGTAAGGATAAAGAGAATTTTATTGAGTTTTACAATGATAAAGTTGAACCAGAAAAGATTGAAATTATTAAAACAGCAATCAATAAGCTTGATGAATCTCTTGAAGAAGATGTGAAAATCCCTAAGACAAGTATTTCTGTATTGTGTTTCGCAGCATATAGAATTTGCAAAGACAAAAAGAGCTTTGAGAAATTTGCTTTGAAAGTAAGCGAGTTCTTGGCAACATACGATGATAATACCGAATACAAGGATAAACTTATGAATGGTACTAATTCGGCTGAATCAGTTAGATTTAGATTGGATTATTGGAGAAACATCATAAAAGAATTACAGTAGAATATTTGAAGAGTAGTCGGTTGGCTACTCTGTTTTAATATTATCAATATTAATTCTGAGTGATTCCACGAGAACATCCCATTCTCTTTTGTTTATTACTACTGCTGTTCCATCTTTTGTCTCTACTTCGAAAAATTCATCATTATTTATTGCATTTGAAATTAATTCTTCTGCATTGAATTTTAATTGTTGAATGTTAACTGTTTTCATTTATATTTCCTCCTATAATATTTTATTATAGTGTATCATAAATTCTATGATATAAATATATGTTCTGATAGTATTTTGTCAATTATTGGTGTATAATGGAAGATAATATTAATGATTGGTAGGGAAAATTACAATGATGACAAGATTTCAAAATATGTCGTGGAAAGATGTTAACTCAATAACAAATTTTACAGAAAATACACCATCAAACAAAAGTAAAAAAGCTAAAAAATCTCCAAGTATTTTACTAGCTTCTATTCAATTAATGGAAAATTTTATAAAAGGCATTAAAAATATGAATGCATATGATGCGGCATCTACTATTATAAGTGATGCTAATTGGATCAAAAAAATTCAGTAGATACATTTTATGATGGAAATGGTAATAAAGTAACAATTGATATTGGGAAAGTATATTATATCGACTATGGAAAAACTTTCTGTGGAGAATTATCTTATTACCATTATGGGTTGTGTGTTGGCAAAAAAGATGGGAAAATATTAATAATTCCAATGAGAAGTGGACATGGTGTATTTGAACATTCTTATCATCCAGAAAATAATCCAAGAGGTAATAAAAAATATAGGCAAGGGTTGGAACAAGAAGGTTTTCAAAAAAATTGTATTTTAATGATAAATGATTGTAGATATATATCAGCCGGAAGAATTGAAAAAGAATCTGTTCAAATAGATAGCAATATAATAGAATCCATACAAAATCAGGTATTCCAAGTAGAATTTCCTAATTTATATACAAAATATTTTGGATTCCAGAAGATTATTGAAAGAAATGAAAAGAAAATTACAGATCAAAAACAATTGATACAGAAATTAAAGTCTGAAAATAACACATATAAACAATTACTTGATAATATTAAAAAAAGTAATTGACATATATATTATATTGACATATAATAGTTTAGAGAAGATATTCCGTTGCAATTTGATTTTTTTGAATCGAAACGCATAGTAGCGTATCTTCAGTTATCAATAGGTTTTACCGAATCGTGTAGACTTATCTCGACCAGTCTACATCAGTATTCATGAGCAGGTGGTGTACACACCTGCTTTTTATTTTTTAAATTTTGATATACTGCTACCACTTATACTTACAATTATTACATTTCCAAGTCTTACCAAAGATCGATTACATATTTGTTGCATATCTTATATTTTCAGAAAGGCTTAAACATGAATAAAAAATATAATACTAACAAAGAAAAACTAGCACAACGATTGAAACACCTAAACGACTCAACTGGCATTCCAATTATTGAACCAGATGTTCCAAAATTACTTGATTCAGGATGGGAAGAAAAGGTTTTAAGTGAGAGTTAGTTCTACCACTTGTATCTACAATTTTTGCAAAACTTAGTTTTCCCAATATCACTGCTTGCAAGTCCAAATAAACCTATAGTCAGCCAGCGTTTTGTGTCTGATATTTTCTGTATATTGATTAATCCGCAGGTCTTACATTTTGAGACTCTACTCTATTATTTTGATTTGGAAATTATATATTCTTCAATAAAAATAATATCATTCTCCCAATCTTCTATTGCGGTTGAAAAGTCTTTATTATATTGCTCGTTCCGCAAGAATATTAATCCTTGTAGATGCTTTATAATTTCATATCCTCTCATGATTTTATTATCAATAACATATTTAAGAATTTTATGCCTTTGTATCTCGTTTAATCCATGAATTCCAACTTTATACCCATATAAAGCCAATTTAGAAAATTCTTGAAAACCATCAGTTATCATGGGAATAGAACCATCATTACACATATTGAGAATAATTTTAGGAAAGAAATTTCTTTTGTGCCAGTATTTAATCTGAGTCTCGGATATATAATACCTTCCAGTTGTTTTATTGTATGCAACCAAAATTGTACTTGTTCTATTTGTATGAAGATCTTTAATTGTCATCTCATAATCTATCGTCTGAGAAAGTTTTAATTGTAAGAAACCTTTGAATACATATAATTCTACGATACTATTATCAGATAAAGTAGTTATGACTTTATTTGAGCCATATCGTTCATCTTCATACAAGCTATAATTTGATATCTTTGTAGTTGTATTTGTTTTATTGCTACTTTCTGTTGGGTAATAGAAGGTATTATTTTTAAATACTTCTTTATTATATTTACATTTTAGAGAGTATGGTACACATTTTCTATCAGCAAGAACACACCATCATTTCTTATTGCAAGGACAGTTCTGTTTTATTTTTTCTTGATTTTGATTGATTTTTGGTATTGGAACTTTCTGCACAGGAATATTTGTATTATCTTGTTTCTTATAATTATTTTGCTGATGTTTTTTCTTCTTTTTATGCTTTGATTTAGGTGAAAAATCCATAATATGTTACCTATTCTTTCGTTTTTAGTATATTCTTTTGCAAACAATCAATCTTCTACGACATAAAATTATTACGAGGTAAAAAATAATGACAAATTTAAATATTAAAATTAAAATCAACGAATTAGAGGAATTAAAACCAGTTATTGAGTATATAAAGACTCTTAATCTTAATAAAATACCCGAACTCAATCCAGAAATTACTGTTGAATTCGGGTATGATGATTAATCTTCTTTAACTACATTGATAACCGATATTTCTCTATTTGACACGGTGAATGCTTCCTTTTCAGCATACAAGTGTAAATCATAACAAGTTTTATATTGATACGTAAATATATCTTCTCCTTCAATAACTATTTCTTTTGCACCTGGAACGGGAACTGTATAACAAACTTTTACAATATGATTATACTCCTTGCATTCACCGTTCTTATCTGTGATTTTAAATGTATACATTATAATACCTCCTCCGTAACTTACATAGGAATATTTTACCATTAATTATAATAAATGTGTAGTCTGAACATGTGTTTCTTCTATCTCCTATTTCATGAAATATTGTATTGGCTCAGGGAAATTACCATCATAATATAAAAACCATCTTCCTCCTATTTTAACCATTTCAAATGTTGTTTCTCCGAAACTATCATGATATTTACATGTGGTTAAAGCATATTCTTCTAATTTAATATTACAGTTATATTTATAATTTATTTGATTTTGTTTGTTTAATAACTCATCCGAATCAACTTTATTCTCATGTGTAATTTCAAAAGAAATATCTCCTACTTTATTATGAAATTCTTTTATAGATTCAGTAGATAATGCAGGTAATGATTTTTGTATAAAACTTGGATAACATTCTTCTATTCTATTTGTATTTGAATTATTGATTGCTTTTGAAACCTCTTTCAATAAATCATTAGTAGTCTTATAACCATTTCTATTTTTTGAACTAAATATAAAAAATATAACACAAATACATAATAGAACAATCATTCCAATAATTATAGACATTTTCTTTTTGTTTTTCACTATACATACCTCCAATCAACATCTCATATTATACTACATTAAAGAAAATACCTCAAACATATTTTCAAATATTAACAAGTATGATATTCAAAACATTTGACAGTGATATTGATAATATGAGTTCTCGTTGGGGAATGTTTGGAAAGTCATTCTCAGACATTGGAGATACAATAACAACAAAATGGAAACAGGTTACTGACTACGTTGCTGTTACAAATGATGCAACTATATCAGGAATGATGTCTGCATGGAAAGGCACATCTCCTGTTCAATTTTTGTCAGATGATAGTGTTGTTAATGTTTTAAATGATTACAATAAGGCTTTAGACAAAGGCGCGGAAGCAACAGCGAAGTTTTTTGAAGCAGGAACTGGTAATGATTTTATGAATGGCTGGTTAAAACAGCTTAAAGGTGCGCCAGCGACAATGGATGATTATAAAGCTGCTGTTGCAAAAGCTGAATTAGCACAGAATGGACTAACCGCATCAATGGTCGCTTCTAAAGTAGCTGCATTGGCATTAAACGTAACTGTTAGCATGGGTGTCAGTATCGCAATTTCTGCATTGATAAAATTGGTAGACAATTTAGTTCATGCAAATGAAAAAGCCATTGAAAAAGCCGAAGAACTTAGAGATAAATACAATGATTTTAAAGAAACAAATGCGTCAAATGTAAAGACCTTAAACAATTTAAAAGATGAATTTGAAGAATTGTCAGATGGCGTTTCTCAATATGGAGACAACATTTCGCTTACAACAGAACAATATGCAAGATATCAAGAAATCGTTCAACAAATTGTTGGTATGTCTCCATCTTTAGCAGAGGGCTATGACACAGAAAATGGGTATATAGCTGATAAAAACGGACTTTTAGAACGTGCAATAGAATTACAGGAAATAGAATACAGGAATGAATTAAGGAAGATAACAAATCTTGATAATTTAAAAACTTCCATGTCTGGATATATTGCTGAATACAAAGAGGCATTAAATGGTGGTTATGTTACAGCTGAAGGTAATATAGTTGGCACTACTATTGATACTGACTTCAAAAATTCTTTATGGGAACTTTTTAATACAAACAATAGAGAAAATTATGATGGTCAGAGTATGGCAAGAGACATCATGGACGCTCTTGGTGTTAAAGATATTGACAAAGAAATTCAGAAATATATCAATGAATATGGTTATTGGCAAGACAGTGATTTTTGGAACGATTATTGTGATCAAATTACTAATAATTTAGATGCCGTAACCAACTCTTTGTCTGCTGAAGAAGTTGGATTAGATGATACTGTATTTGATCAGAATATCGAAAAGCTTGAAAGCTATGCTGAAAAATATAACGATATGAAAGATTCTGTAAAAAGTGCTAATGAGTCTATCCAGACAGATTTGGGATATATCGCAGAATATGCAGATGGTTACTCTGATTTATCTAAAGAGCAGCAAAAATTTGTCACAGATTATTTAAAAGGTTTTGATATATCTGATATTACTTCTGAAAATTCTATGGGAATTTTAGAATATGATGAAGATAAAATGGCTTCTGTAAAAAGTCAAATTAAGAAGTTTGTAGAAGAACTGTCACATGATAATTCTACTAAACAGGCTCTTACAGATTTATACGCGCCTCCATCAGATAATGAAACTATTGAAGAATACAAAAATCGAATTGATTCTGCATTAGAAGTTATTCGTAAATATTGTGAAGCCAATGGCATTGAAATTCCAGTTGGAATTAGCGATGTTGAAGATTCTGCAACGAATTTAGAATCTTCATATAAGCAAACCATTGAGAATGCAAAAGAAAAATATGGTGAAGATTTAACTCCATTTTTTAAAGAGAATTCTATTAATACACAAGAAGAAATAGATAAATGGCGTGAAATCGCACAATCTTGTGACACTGCAACTGAAGCAAAAAAGAAATATCTTGAAGCTGATACATCCCAAGAAACATCGACTTCCTTTGAAATTCCAGACGCAGAAACCCTCAAACAACAAATCTCCGACCTCAACTCGGCAATAGACTCTATCCAGTCAGCATACGACACCCTAAACTCTGCCGTAGAGGAGTACAATACAAACGGTGGAACATTATCTATCGACACAATTCAATCACTACTCTCTCTTAGTGATGAATATCTTGCTTGTTTACAAGTAGAAAACGGACAACTTTCTCTTAATGCGGATGCAATGGCTCAGTTAGCACAAGCAAAACTTGATGATGCACAAGCTACTGCCGTTACACAGGCAATGACAGAGTTACAAGCTATTGCTAATGGCGAAGCAGCACAGTCAACTACAAATTACATCGCCGGTAATGCTGCCCTTATGAGTAGTTTAGCTCAGTTGAGTGGTTCATATGAAGGTGTTGCAAAAGCTGCTATGACTGCCGCTCAAGCACAGAGAATGTCTGCTTTAATATCAGATGCAGCAGGAAAAGATAAAACTGCTACAGAAAATGTTATGAAAGGATTGGATACAAAGCTTAAGTTAATCCAAACTACAAAAGCTTCTATTAATGCAGGCAATTTTGGAAAAGTAGCCGGAAAATCATCTTCTAGTTCTAAAGGTTCTGGTTCTGGTAAATCAGCATCAGACACTGCCAAAGAAGAAATCGAAGCATACATGGAATATCTCGAAAAAGCTCTTGAAGGTGGCAGAATTACATACAGTGATTATGTTCGTGATGTCACTCTCAAATTAGACGATATGTATCATAATGGTCGTATCACAGCCAAAGAGTATTTCGACTATGTTGAGAAACGTTTAAATCAGCAATTAGAAGTATATAAATCTGTTCTGTCTGCTGTAACCGATTTGTTAGAGGATGAAGCGCAGAAATGGCAAGACAAGATTGATGCTTTAAATGACGAAAACGATCTTCTTGAAAAACAGAAAGATGATTATGACTCCATCTTATCGGCAGTAGACCAAGTATATCAAGACGAAATAGACAGACTTAATGAACAGAAGGATTTATTACAAGATAAGATTGATGCTATCAATGATGAGAACGATGCTTTAGAGTTACAACGTAAGAAGCAAGAAGCGTTAATTGCATTAGACAAAGCTCGTCAGCAAAGAAATGTAAAAATTTACACTGAAGACCGTGGATATTTTTATAGTATCGACCAAGATGCTTATAAGGATGCACAACAGAATCTTCAAGATATTAAGAATGAAGAAGTCATTAAAAAACTTGAAGACGAACAGGATGCTTTGGATGACAGTATTGAACTTCTTGAAAAATATCGTGACTTATGGAATGATATTGCAGATGCCTATAAAAAGAAAACCAACGAAGCTCTAGCGGTTGCTTTATGGGGAGAAAATTATGAAAAGTTGATTCTTCAGAACCGTACTCAGGATATTGAAGCTTTTAAAGACAAATATCTTGAAATTCAGTCTAAGATTGATGATAATAAATCTCTCATCGACTCTTACCAGGAAAAAGTAGACTACTACAATAAACTGAAAGAACAGTGGAGTGACATCTCATCTGCTTATGAGAAAGAACAGCAAAGAATGTATGCTGCTCAGATTCTTGGTGCTAATTGGGAAAAAGATGTTCTTGACGGACGTTTGGATGTATTAAGTAAGTTCCGTGACCAATATCTTGAGATTCAGCGTCAGATGACACAAGCTGCCTTAGATGGTGCAAGGGCAAGAAATGACGCTGCTGCATCTGGTGGTACTGGTGGTTCTGGTGGTAGTTCAGAAGGCGGCGGAGGTTCTACTCCTATTCAAAATCAACAGGCATATCATGTATTACACCTTGTAGGTGGTTATTCTACAAGCGGAGAAGCATCAAGTAAAATAAGTAGTTTTAATGGTAAAGGTGTTTATAAGTATAAAGATGGAAAATGGTATGTTTACAAAGAAGAAGATTATTCAAATCTAAGTTTTGGTAGCAAATCAGAAGCAGACGACTATATCAAGAAACATTTAAGTCCTGCCGGAAAATTTTTAGTAAAATACTATCATAATGGTCTTGAAAATGGTCTTGTTGATTTTAGCAAGAAAGATTCCAACTTTGATCTTGTTCAGAAATATGGACTTAAGAAATATGAAGTACCGGCAATTTTAAAACAGGGCGAAGCTGTTATGAATCAAGAACAAATCAAGAATCTTGGTGAAGCATTAAGAGCTATTCCAACTGCCGCTACTTTGTATACAACACCTGATTATACGAAGATGCTGTCTAGTCTAAAGACTAACAATACTCCTGTTATGGTTACTCAGAGTGTAAATATAACATTACCTAATGTTACTAATAACTCTGGTTATGAAAATTTAACAAGAGAATTAAATAGACTTAAGCTTGACGCTTACCAGTTTGCGAATAGACGGAATTAAAGGAATTTATTTATGGAGAGTGGCTTATACTGCTCTCCTATTTTTGGAGAAAAATATGAACAATAATATTTTAGAATCGGTAAAAATACTAATCAATAGTAGAAAATGTCGTGAAGATAAAACATTCCCGGCTGTAATACATGGTAAAGATGGTTCAAATTATCAAATACCATATGAGGGAATTTTACATTCAATTCCAAATGCATTACCTTGTGATTTATCTATTGGTCAATTGGTATGGGTTAAAATACCATCTGGCGAATTAAGGAATATGCATATTTGTGGATTAAGAACTAAATAAGGAGGAACGAAATAAAATGGCTTTAAGCACTCCTACAATAAATAAAATAGATGTATTTGATGCAACGAAAGAATTTGAATTTGAATTTTCTTATTCTGGTACACAAGCGGTAAAAAACAGACTCGTAATTAGAAAGAATGATGATTATTCAATTGTTTATGATCAAACTGAAGAACGATTAAAATTAACTCACACTCTTCCTGCTAATACATTGATAAACAATACAACTTA